ACTACCTAAAGACTTTGAGATAATTCCTGCCGGTACTGCAATTACTGTAGAATATTTACATTATATATTTGAATATACTAAGTCTACTCCTAAAAAGAGAAGAACCTATCAACTAGACAAAACAACTAAGCCTGATTTATTAGATAATATTAATAAAGCTTTTATAGATGCTCTAGAAGGAGTTGTATTCGCTCAAGATCAAAATATAGTAAGAGTTAAGGAGTTAAGAAAATTCTACGGAGAAAGCAATAAAATAGAAATAAAATTAGTATATTAACAACCAAGCTATGAACAACAGAGAATTTAATAAATTAAAGAAGGATCTACTAGATGAGTGTCAATCTATAATGGATGCTAAACAACCAGAATACACTAATAAGAATACTGATGTGTTGTATAACTTTAAAAGTACTGGCAACCATATAGGTATTAAGCCTGCTGAAGTTTGGGCTGTGTTCTTCCATAAACACATACAGGCTATTCTAAGTCACTCTAATAATCCGGATATGCCACAAGCTGAACCAATAGAAAGTAGGTATGCGGATGCTATTAATTATTTGTTTCTTGGTTATGCCTTAATGAATGACAGACCTAAAAAAGATATAATATCAGGAACTGAATGATACTACAAGAATTATCTAAGCGAAATAAGGAATGGTTTAAAATTGCACTTTCTATTTGCAAAGATGAGTCACTAGCTAAAGAGTTAGTTCAGGAGATGTATTTAAGACTTAACAAATACATTGAGAATATAGATCGTATAACAGTTGACGGCAAAATTAGTTCCCTATATATATATGTGACTATCAGGAACTTATATTACAAACATCAGAACAAGAGAAAAAAGAATATAATCTTTCAATATAAAGATTATGATTCTTTTGATGATGGATTAAATATAGATGATAGTTTTAAATCTTCTATAGAAAATGATATAGAATTATCTAATATGGAAGAGGCACATAGAAAGATTATGGATAATATATTAAAAGAGGTTTCTACTTGGCATTGGTATGATGAGAAGTTGTTTAAGCTTTATTTCTTTACAGATAAAAGCTTAAGGAATATAGCGTCTGAAACCAGAATATCATTAACAAGTATATATAACTCTTGTAAGAACTATAAACAAATACTCATTGAAAAGTTCGGTGAGGACATAACAGACTTTTTCAATAAAGACTATTACCAAATAAAATGAAAGAACCAAAAGACAAAAGAACAAAGGCATACAAAGAATGGAAAAAGAACTTTGATGCAGAGAACAAAAACAAGTCTAAAGGACTTGGAGATACTATCGAAAAGATCACTGAAGCTACAGGAATCAAAAAAGCGGTTAAGTTTTTAGCCGGTGAAGATTGCGGATGTAATGAAAGAAAGAAATTATTAAACGATATGTTTAGATATAATAAGCCTTTATGTTTAAACGAAGAAGAGTATAATTTCTTAACTGATGTGTTTACAACTAAAGGAAGTGTAATCTCTTCTAGTAGAGTTGTTAGGTGTATTAACATATTTAATAGAATATTTGATGCTAAACAAAAAGCAACGAGTTGTAGCTCGTGCTTTGTTACCAATGTATACAGTCCACTTAAAAAGGTTTATGAAGCCTATAAATAAAGAAGAGGATTTATTTAATTATTTAAAACTACAAGTTTATCCAGACTTAGTAAAAGCAAGAGGTAAGCTATCTAGATGGGATTGTTATTCTGTAGACAAGGCTCATAGAATAGAATTAAAATGCAGGAAGACTCATTACGATACTTTACTTATTGAGAAAAAGAAATTTGATGCAATGCTTGATGTTTGTAATAGACATTTAGATATTCCTTACTATATTTGCAGTACACCAAAAGGTATATATTCTTTTAATTTGTTTGATGTATCACCTAAATGGGAAGTTAATTATAAAAATCCTGCTACTACTCAATTTAACAATAGAGGTAGGATTGCAAAAGAAGTTGCTTATTTAAACATAAATGATGCCAAATGGATACAATAAAATTACTTGACGGATCAGAATGGAATATTAAAGACATCTTAAAAAAGATGGAAGACAATAATTTCTATTATGGATTCTTGGGAAAGAATACTCTTTCTTCTTCTGTAGCTAAGAAGCTTATGGTAAGTGCAGATGATTATATACAGGACATAAATAATCCTAAGAACTCAGATATAAAACCGTTTAGAGATGGTAGATTAATTCACGTTTCAATATTAGAAAGTGATAAGCTAAATGATTACTATAATTTTGTTGATGTTGCTTCTAGAAGAAATAAAGAATTTAAATTAGCTAAAGAAAACTCAGAAGGTAAAGAAGTTATGTTAGAGAAAGAAAGGATCTGGGCCGATGGTTTAAAAGAAGTTGTATTAAAAGATCCTGAAGTAAAAGAATATATAACAAACGGAGAATGTGAGAAGTCTGGAATAGGATATGTAATGGGCTTGCCTTTCAGAGGCAAAGCCGATTGTTTATATGAAGATAAAATAATTGATCTAAAAACCACTTCAGATATTGATAATTGGGAATATAATAGTTACTTTTACGGTTATGATATACAAAGTTATATTTATACTCAGTTGTTTAATAAGGATGAGTTTGTCTTTGTTATCATAGATAAAAGAAATAATAAATTAAAAATACATAAAGCTACAGATGATTTTATCAGTTCAGGAAAGAGAAAACTTAGAAGAGCAGTTCAGAATTATATCGGACACTTTGGTTTTTAATAATGAAGTAAGTGCGTTGTATTTTAATCTAACCGCAGATGACTTTTTAGCCGGAGCATCTTTAAGGCAACTAAGATCTAGTTTAAAGTTTTATGAAGAGCTAGAGTTATATGACGAATGCCACGGAATATTTATGGCTATTAAATATTACAAAATAATAACAAAAACATTTAATCAAGAACATTATGAACATTAAAGAAGTAAGGAAATTTGTAGAAGACAAAACTCAATTAGATATAAGTAAGAAATCAAGAAGAAGAAACTATGTATACGCAAGAGCTATATTCTTTTATCTAGCTAGAAAGTATGCCGGATCTACTTATTATGTTATGGCCGCAGAAGTTAATTGTAATCACGCAAGTGTAATATATTCTATAAGACATACTGTTCCAGTAATATTTAGAGAAGAACCTAAGCTGAAAAAAATGTGTGATCACTTTGTTTCTTTATTTACAGAAGAGATAATATCAGACACTAAAACCAAGGAAGATGTAATTTCTGAAAACATAGATCTTAAAATAAGATTGTCTAGATATGAAGATGCTGCTAAAAAAGATAGTAAAAGTAAAGTTGTTCAGAATACAATAGACTCTAGGTTTGCTAAATTAATAGAGCAAACTCCTGAGGATAAGATAGACAGCCTGTATATTAAAATGGATGCTATAGTTAAAATGTTAAATACTAAATGGAAAGATAAGGTAGAGGTTTATTCAAGCTATGAAACGGTTAATGGTTATTAGTGGCTAAGAAAAGAAAAGTAAAACCAAGGATTAGATATGATCTTAAAATCATATCTTGGTGTATGAACAATGGATATAAATTGTATCCTGTTCCTGAAGGTAATAACTTTAGAATAGTATTAGAATACAAAGGATCTAAAAAGAAATCTGAATTGGTTTATAATAAAAAGAAATGGAGCGAGAGAATATGGGAAGTCTATGGATTAATATATGATAATAAATGCCTAGAAAAAAAGTAGAGAGAAAATATATGAAGAAGACCGATGGACGAAAGAACAACGGTCAGAAACGTGGAGACGCTGTTGTCAGGAGAACTATGGCTACTCCTGCCAATATCAATAAAGCAAAGAAGAATAGATCTAAAATGCTTGCTACAGGTGCTATTAAAGAAGTTTATGGATCTGAAGAAGCTTTCTGGGTTATGGTAGCAGAGAATGCTAAAGAATCTCAGTTTGATAGAAAAATGATATTAGAATATATTTATGGTAAAGCTAGAGATAATGTAGATGCTTCTTCTGCTAATGATAAAGTAGATATATCTATTATGAACTTCTTCCAAGGTACACCAAAGATACAAGAGAATACAATTGATATAGAATCAGAAGATGAAGACACCGAAGCTTAATCATAAATACCAAGCTTTTGGTAATGACTCTAGATACTTTATAGTAACAGGAGGAAGAGGATCTGGTAAATCATTTGCCGCTAACGTGTTCTTATTACTGTTAACTTATGAAAGGGGACACAAGATTCTATTTACTAGATATACAATGGTGTCAGCAGCTTCATCTATTATTCCAGAATTTATAGAGAAGTTAGAAATTATGGGTGTGGTCGAGGACTTTAGAATAACTAAAGACGAGATCACAAACATCAAGACAGGATCCAGTATTTTATTTAAAGGAATAAGAACAGCTTCAGGTAATCAAACAGCAGCTCTAAAATCATTAAACGGTATTACTACATTTGTTTTAGACGAAGCAGAAGAGTTAACAAATGAAGATGACTTTGATAAGATTGATCAGTCTGTTAGGGTTAAGAATAAACAGAACAGATGCGTTCTTATATTAAATCCTACTACAAAAGAACATTGGATTTATAATAGATTCTATGAGAATAGAGATATACCGGACGGACATAATGGTTTAAAGAATAGTATAACCTACATCCATACAACTTATAAAGATAATGTAGACAACCTGTCTATCTCTTTCTTAAATCAAATACAAGACATAAGAAGAAGAAGACCAGAGAAGTATACTCATCAGATCCTTGGGGGCTGGTTAGAGAAACAGGAGGGGGTTATCTTTAGAAATTGGAGAATAGGAGAATTTAATGAGAACTATGATATATACTATGGACAAGATTTTGGATTCTCTATAGATCCAACAGTACTAACTAAACTTAGTATAGATAGAAGAGGAAGAAGAATATACTGTAAAGTAATGTATTGTAAGCCTGGACTTTCTACAACTCAGATAGCAGACTTTAATATAAGATATGCAGGGCCACATCTAATTATTTGTGACTCAGCAGAACCTAGACTTATAAACGAAGTTAAACTTAAAGGAGTTAACATTAGACCTACCATAAAAAGAAAAGGATCTATCTTATCAGGTATTGCTCTTCTACAGGACTTTGATTTGATTATAGATCCTGATTCAACAGAATTAGTTAAGGAATTAAATAATTATGTTTGGGCCACTAAAGGCCAAACAAAACCAGTTGATCGTTGGAATCACTGTCTTGATTCAATCCGCTACGCAGCTCAATATGCTTTAGAAGGATTCTCAAAGGGGAATTACTCTATTCGTTAAACGCAATAGGGTTAAGCTCTTAAACGCAGTAGGGTTAGGATCTTAGTTAACCTGATTACCTTTGGGATCAATGACCTTATAATTGTTCTCTCTTAAAAGCTCTATTGCATCATCTATTGTCTTTTGAGTTTTTCTAAAGTGATCAAAGATTTGGTTTTCAA